CAATAACAATAACCCAGATTCTTGTATTGATGTTCGTAATAGCATCGGCACTCTTATTGCTATTGCTACTACCGCTATTGCTGCTGGAAATCTTAATTCTCTACCTGCTGTTAATGAAGGTGACTTCTTAACTACAACCACAATCAAGTGCCGTAGAGATATTGCTTTCATTCTAGGTGCTCTCAGAAGAGACTTAATCCTTGGTGGTAATGCTGGTATTGTTACTTCAGGTGAGTCTTATTATACAGGAAATGCTCTAACTGGTATTCCTCAAAGCGAGCTTCAGCCAACCAGACAAGCGTTTACTAAAGTTAGAGATCTTGCCATCCTAGCGATGAGAAGTTGGAAAGGCGGTGATGGAACTGGTAGTGTTTATACTCCAGAATTTGCCACTGCTCCACAATTTATTGACCCTACAGTAATTGTAGATACAAATACTCCAGTTTGTGCTAATGTTGCTACAGCTATTACAACTTCATTTAGTATCCTTGATGATATTCTTGCCAATGGTAGCGTAGTAGAAAAGAGTTTTGGTACTTTATACAATCCAACAATTGTATATCCAGAAAATACAATTTATGATGCTGATAATAGGAGAGTTAACGTAGATGCTATTTACTTAGATCTACCATTTATTGAAGCTTCGCCATATATTCAGAATGCTTCTGTGATTTCGTTCCTAGGTGGCGGCGGTTGTGAAATCGATGGCGACAAGATTCGTCAACCAAACTGCCCACGTCCAGGTCTAAATCCACCTGTTGGGAATGCTGCTCCTAAAGCAACTTATCCAAATCAGGGTAAGTCGATGGTTGCTGCCCAGTTTACGATTATTTCGTTTGGTGGTACTGGTTACAAAATTATTAATGATGGTTACGTTCAGCTAGTTTCGGTATTCGTTCTATTCGCTCAAGATGGCGTTTACGCTGATACTGGTGGTTACGCTTCGATCACAAACTCTGCTACCAACTTCGGTACATACGCTTTAAGAGCTAGAGGTTATAGAAAAGATCCATATTCATTTGACATCGGTACAATTACTAACGTAACTACAACTGCTACTGGTAGAACTGTATTTACTGTTGGTGGTCTCGGAAGAGAGCCTCTTGAGCACTACATTGTTAAATTTGCTGATTATGAAAACCAAGATCCTGATATTGAATACTTTATTGATAACGTAAGATTAACTACAGTTGGTCCACCATTCACATCAACAATTGATCTAAACGAAGCTATTCTCCTACAAAGAAAGAGCAATGGTCAGCCAATTACTGTTGGTAATGCCGAGCTTGTAGGTAAGCAAATTCGTTTACACAGACCTTCTATTGTTAACTCGTCTTCACACACCTGGGAATATGCTGGTGCTGGTAACGATTATAATGCTCTACCAGAAAACGGTGGTGTTAAGAATGAAGCTTTAGAACAAGTATCTCAGGCTTATGGTCGTGTTTATACTTCTGGTACTGACGAACTTGGCGACTTCAAGGTAGGTTATTTTGCTAAGATTGAAAACAGAACTGGTAATATTACCTTTACTGGTACAGTTTCGATCTCGGAAGTTGAATTCCTTAAGCTAAAGGGCGGTGACGTTGTTGTTACTGGATTTGATGCTTCTAATACTCTTGGAGGAAACTTCTCATCTGATAGCAAAATCCCAACCCAGAAAGCTGTTAAGGATTACATTTCTAATAACCTTGGTCAGTATCTAAACAAACCATATTCTACAAACGCTGTACCTAGAAACCTTGTAGAACTCACTGATTCGGGTAAGATTTCTCTTGACCAAATTCCAGCTTTAAGACCATTTAATGTATTTACTATACAAACTACAGCAGAAAGACTTGCTTTAGAAGGTCCTCTTGCTGGAGACATTGCTATTGAACTTGGAACAACCACTTCATACATTCTAAACAATGATTTACAAAGTCAGTTTATTGGTATTTCTGTAAATACTAATTTAGAATTTGCTACTGGATCATTTGTTACTGGTAGTATTTCTACTGGTCAAGGAGAAGTTACCGAATATCGTCAAGGTGTTCTTTACAAGATCAACATTTCTAACCAAGGCAATGGTTATGATGATTTAAACCCACCTTCGGTTTCTATTAGTGCTCCAGATCAACCAGGAGGAGTATCTGCTCAAGCTTCGTGTACTGTTGTTAATGGAAGAGTAGTTACTGTAACTATTGTAGATTACAATGGTTATAAAGGTGGTTTTGGATATACTTCTCCTCCATCAATTTCATTCTCTGCTCCAGGAGTTGGCGGTGTACAAGCAGAAGCAACTGGCTTAATTGAATCTAGAATTTATATTGATATTGTAAACAATATTAAGATTACTGATAGTGATACAATTCAATCAACCAATGTTTCTCCTGTTACTGTTCCTGTAGTAAGAACAGTTAATACTTCTGGTTCAAATCCAAATAACTGGGTATCACTATCAACATCATCAATTTCTGCTCAAGATATTACCTCTGGTATTATTTCATCTTCCAGACTTGCTGGTAATGCTGGGGAAGCTAACTCCTTCTCATTCTTAAGGGGTGATTCTTCTTATGCTCTAGCAGTACAATCAATTAAACCAGCGGAAGAAAGATATTTTGATTTTACTACAGATCAAACAGCAGCGAATCAAAATACATTACAATTTAAATTAAATAGCCAAATTTTAGTTGGTCATATAGTAGTAGCTCCAGGCATTCCATCAGGAACAACCGTAGCAAATACATTCGTAACTACTGTTAATAATGTTTCATTTACTACGGTTGTTCTTTCTACATCAGTAACACAATTAATTACTCAAAATACAATTATTGAGTTTGTTCGACCAGAATCTCCTGTTCTTCTAGATGCTACTTTAACCCTAAGTAATTTCGTAGATAAGATTCTAGTTGCTTCTGGTGGTACTGGATTTACTGATGGTCAATATTTTGATTTATCAGTTTCTGGAGGAACTGGAAGTGGTCTAAAAGCTAACTTTACCGTTGAAGGTGGTAGCATCACATCTGTACTAGTAACTAGTGGTGGCATTGGATATTCATCCGATTTCTCAATCACTCAGATGCCATCTCAGATTGGGTTGGGTGCTAATGCTGTTCTTGAAGCTAAGAAAAATACTAGTGTTAAGAACTTTGCTAACGTTGGTATCGACATTAAACGTGTTGATGCTAAGACGCTTGAAGCTAATGAGTATGGCAATACTGGTGTTGCTAGATTCAAGAAATCCCAATTCAATATTGGAACAGCTGGCGATGGTTCGGTAGAACTAAAAGTTGGTACTGGTTCTGGTCTTGACGCCGACTTACTTGATGGTCAGCAGGGTATTTACTATAGAGATGGTCAAAACCTAATTAACCTTTCTATCAGCCCAGATAAGCTAGGTAGTGGTCTATATGGTATTGATATTTCTGGTCAGTCTGCTAACACTTTAAGATTAACCACAAGCGTTAACAACCCATCATCTTCACCATCACCTTCTACATTCAACGAAGGTATTGTTGCTGATACTAGAAACAATACTGCTGACGGTCTTGCTGATGGTGGCGTAAGACATGGTGTTATTACATTTAGACAGTTTGGTACTGGTTCTGATGCCTCTGGTGGTGGTGTAAGACAGCTAGCTTTCACTGATAATAATAACCTTTGGATTCGTGGTTCTGGTTCTGGTCTTGCTTCATTCAGCACCTGGGCTAAAGTTTGGACTTCTATTAATGATGGTGTTGGCACTGGAATGGATGCCGACTTGCTTGATGGTAGACAAGGTATTTTCTATCAAAATGGTTATAATATCAACTCTGGTATTATTGGTCCTGCCCACATTTCTTCATATCTAAGATCTACAGCAGTTAATGATTCCTTAACTGTAAAATCTTATGTTGCTCAAACATTCTATGATGTTTATATTTCTGGTAAAATTCTTTCAGAAGCACCATTTGTATCTGGATTAACTATTGATTTATTTGATTCAATTGGTATTAAAGTTGGTGATTTTGAACTTCTTAATGTATCAACTTCAAATAATATTGACGATACTTTAGATTACACTATTCTTACTGGTAGATTGCTATCTGGTAATATCGCTAATGCCTTTAGAATTGGTAATACACAAACAAATGAAATTATTAATGATTATAACATTAGTGATTTTGCTGGAACATTTGATGTTGCTAAACTAGAATCAGTTTCTGGTACTGCTAGATTATCACTAGGAAGAACTGATGGAACTGCTTCTGTTCCAGTAATTGATTTTAGATCAAGTAGTTCTCCTGCTGGTCTTTATAATGTACGTCTCGCTGTTTCTGGTGGTAACTCAACTAATGGTAGCGGATCATTAAATATCCTAGCTTCTAATGCTAATGCTCTTACATTAAACAGCAATGTAGTTTGGAACGCTGGTAACATTACCTTCTCGTCTCTAAACAATGCTAGCACCGCTGTTCAGCGTGATGGTTCTGGTAACTTTGCTGCTGGAACAATCACTGCTTCCTTAACTGGTGCCGCTTCTCTAAACGTATTGAAGTCTGGTGATACGATGTCAGGAGATTTAACTTTCCTCTCTGGCAATAAAGTTATTATCAATACAGCTTCTGGTGATCAAGGTTCTGGTTCTGGTAATAAAACACTTACAATCGTCAATGATACTGTCGGTAGAGATGCCTTCATCACATTCCATGTATCTGGGGATTATGCTGGTTACTTTGGTCTTGATGGTGCTACGAATGATTTATTCTGGGGTGGCTGGTCTGTTGGTACTTCAACGAAGTATCAAGTACACCACGAAGGCAACAATCCAGTTGCTACCCTTAACGTAAATAATACTCTTGTTAAGAGAGATGGTTCTGGTAACTTCTCTGCTGGCACTATTACCGCTACTTTAAGTGGTAATGCTTCAAGCGCCACTAAGCTAGCAACAGCTAGAAATATTAATGGAGTTGCTTTCGACGGAACAGCTAACATTACAATTACTGCTTCGACTGCTGCTGCTTTATCTCTTGGAACATATTTAACTTATGACGCTGGAACTACATTTGATGGCGGCACAGCAAGAACTATAAATGTTACTGCTTCTACATCAGGTAACACAAATCTTGTTGCTAGAGATGGTTCAGGCAACTTCTCTGCTGGAACTATTACCGCTTCCCTGAGTGGTAATGCTTCATCGGCAACAAAAGCAACTAATCTCGCTGCTGGTGCTGCTGGTAGCATCCCATATCAAAATGGTGCTGATTCTACAGTGTTCCTAGCAAAAGGAACTGCTGGTCAATATTTAAGACAAGCTGCTTCTGCTCCAGAATGGGTTAACTTCCCTATCGGTGGTACATCTGGTCAAATTCAATATCATGATGGCACTACTCCTGGTGGGTTAGGTGCCAGTGCTCAATTGACATATTCATCTAATGTTCTACGCCTTGGCAATACTTCATCTTATAGACATACGAATGTTCCTACTTGGACTGGTGATGCTGGAACTGCTGAAGGTAAATTAGAGTATCATTCAAATAGATGGTACGTTAATGCTGGATCGGATTCTACTGAAGTCGTAAGATTCCGTAGAGGTGCTACAGACGTTGCTTGGATTTCTAATACTGGTGATTTATCATGTACAGGAGATATTACAGCGTTTGCTTCATCTGATAGAAGATTGAAGACAAATATTGAAACTATTGATAATGCTCTAGATAAAGTATCTCAAATTTCTGGTGTTAAATATAATTGGAATGAGTTAGCAGAAGGCAAGGATAAAGATAAGCGTGAAGCTGGTGTTATTGCTCAGGAGATCAAAGAAGTTCTTCCAGAAGCAGTGATTGAAAGAGATAATGGTTATCTTGCTGTACAGTATGAGAGGCTAGTTCCTCTACTAATTGAAGCCATCAAAGAACTCAAAGAAGAAGTACAATCTTTAAAGAATAAGTAATATGGCAATCACTTCCAGTACAACTACTAATTTTGGATCTGGTGCTATTTCTCTTTCTGCTTTAAGAAATACTTACAAAGGAGTAACATCAGGTTCAATATCCTACAGTGAACTAAAAAGAAAAACAACAAATACAACAGCAGCACCATACATTTATGATGCCACTGAAAATGCTGCTGTGCCAACAACAAATGCCAATTTAAAAGCTAGTAATTATAGAAACACAATTAAAGAATCTGTAGTTTCTCAATCAGGAACAGATACAGATGTTGTTATTTCATCATTAACTCAATGGAATAGTAATTACAATAAAGTAATTCCTAAACGTATAATTATTGGTGGCACTGTTGGAGCTACTTCAGCTGGAAATACAGCAATATCATCTGGAACAGGAACTGTTGCTGGAAATGTAAATATCCAAGTTTCTGGAGGAAACATTTATGGTGGGGGAGGTACAGGAGGTGCTGCTGGAGGAGGAGCAGGAAATCCTGGAGGAGACGCTATATTAATTTCTGTTGTTGGATATAGTGTAACTGGATCCACTGGGTCAATTAGAGGCGGTGGTGGAGGTGGAAGTGGGGGTAATAGTGGTACTCCTGGCAATACTGGAGCAGCAGGAAATACTGGAGCTAATGGAAATACTGGAAATACTGGAGCTGCTGGTACTGGAGCAACTGCTGGAACGGCGGGAGCATTTGGAAATCCTGGAAATGCTGGAGCAAATGGAAATAATGTTACAGTATCAAGACCAGATAGAACTACTCAAAGATGGGCACCCTTTAGTTTTCCAACTCAATGTTTCAGAAGTCTTGGTGGACCTGTTAATTCTGGTTCTAGATCTACAACAGGTGGAGGTGGTACTGGTGGCGCTGGCGGTGCTAGAGGTAATCCAGGCAATTCAGGAAATCCAGGACAAAATGGATTAGGCGGCCCTGGTGGCGCTGGTGGAACTGGAGGTGCTGGCGGAGCAGGCGGTGCTGGTGGAACTGGAGGCGCTGGTGGAACTGGAGGTGCTGGAAGAGGTTATAATAATTTAACAGGACCAATAACAGGAAATGCTGGGTCATCTGGCAACCCTGGTTCTCCTGGTTCTGCTGGTTCACCAGGAAATGCTGGTAGTGCTTCCCCAACAACATGGACTAGAAATGTCGGCATCGCTGGTACTGCTGGATTTGGTGCTGGGGCTGGTGGTGCTGGAGCGCCTGGTAATGTAGGAAGAACAAATACAGCTCCTGGTAGTTGGACAAGACAAATACTTAGCAGAAGGAGCACTAACTGTTCAAGTAGTTCAGAAACGGTACGTGCTACTGGTAATACTGGAGGCAGAGGAAATAACGGCAATCCTGGTAATAATGGTGCTGCTGGTGCAGCAGGAAATCCAGGAAGTAGAGGTGCTTCGGGAAATTCTGGAGCACAAGGAAATACTGGAGCAGCAGGAAATCCTGGTGGTGCTGGAAATCCAGGAGCATCTGGAGGTGATTGGGGTGCTGGAGGTGGAGGAACAGGGGGAGCTGCTGGAAGAGCAATTAGAGCAAATCAAACATATACATATTCATATACAGGAACTGTTTCTGGAACAACCTAAATATTAGTAGATAAAAATTAACTATGAAAATAATTGATCATATTGGAATTTTTGATAATCTTTTACCTAAAGAATTATGTGAAGAATATATTGAATGGTTTGAATTTACAATAAACAAAAAATTAATGAATTTTGGAGATGTAAATTATACTACAGAAAATGACACCGTAATATCTTCAGGTGATAAACAATTTAATTTGGGTATAACTGGAAGAAATGATATTTCAATATTTTTAAATATTTTAGATAATGGATTATCTGATACTTGTTATGAATATTTACAAATAGCATACGACAAATATTCTAAAGAATATCCAGATTTAAATACAACTGCTTTAGCTTGTACTGAAATTAAAATGCAGCGAACCCCGCCTGGGGGAGGTTATCATGTTTGGCACACTGAACGTGTGGGATCATCTCAATTTTTTAATAGTAGGCATGTAGCATGGATGATTTATTTAAATGATATGCCCGATGGAGAAGCGGAAACAGAATTTTTCCATCAAAAATTGAGAGTTAAACCTACCACTGGAACTACCCTTATCTGGCCTGCTGCTTATACTCATTTACATAGAGGTAATACAGTATTTACAAAAAACAAATATATTTTAACTGGATGGTTTCGGAGCATTTATAGTCGTGAAAATTAATTACATTGAAGATGTTATTATTGTTGATGACATTTTTTTGCCAGAAGAAATTGAATTTTTGGAAAATTGGGCGTATGGGTTAGAAATTTATAGATTAACTAACGACATAACAAAAAGAGTTTCTAGTTTTACTGCTTTCCCAGAAAAAGATGATGACGTGGTAAATTTAGTTTTAGAAAAATTAAAACAAAATTTCTCTTTTAATATTCCAAATTTTACTAGAGTATTGATTAATTTATTTAAACAATTAGATTTTTGTGACACTCACCGAGATTGCTATGATACTCCATATGGAATTAGTTTTATAGTATATTTAAACACTAAATGGGAGCAACATTGGGGAGGTGATACATATTTTTCAAAATCAGAAAATCCAGATTTTACAATTTCGGTTTTACCTAAGCCAGGTAGAGTTGTTATTGCTCCAACATCTTTACATCACGGATCTAGACCATCTACATGTTTATCCGAATCTATTGGAAGATTGACTATGGTATTTCAATATGACGGCAGTGAGGGTAATATTTATATTCAGGATATATTAAAATCTTTTATGGAGGATAGTAATGCTTAAATTCAATTCGCCGTCAGAAAAATTTGATATGTATTGGGTCAGCACTGGATTGCCCAAAGATATAGTTGATATTATTGAAAAAGAATTAAAAAATAGTTTTAATGTAAATGAAGATGAATTAGATTATGGATCGACAGGTAGTGGAGTAAATTTAGATATAAGAAAAAGTAAAATTCAATTTATCAATTCCTCTACGTGGATTGGAGCTATGTGTTATTATTTTATTACAATAGCAAATAAAGAAAATTTTAATTATAATATTCAATCTTTTGACCAAAATCAAATTCAATATACTACATATTCCGAAGGAGAATTTTATAATTGGCACACAGATGCTATAAATCCATATTCAAATGGAGATATAAGAAAATTATCTTTTACATTACAACTATCGGATCCATCTGAATATGAAGGTGGTGATGTTCAAATAATGTCTTCGTCAAGTAATGAATTATTTACTGTACCAAAAGAACGAGGAGTTATTGCTGTATTTGATAGTTCCTTAAAACATAGAGTTTTAAAAGTAAAAAAAGGTAATAGAAAATCTTTAGTTGGATGGATATTAGGTCCTAGATTTGTATGAATAATATTAATTTACCTGATTTGATTACTTCGGATATTTTTTCCGTAAATAATTTTGACGTTAAAGTTTATAGTGATTCTTGGGGAGATTTTTTAGTTATTGATGATTTTTGGACATATCCTGATAAAATACATGAGTTAGCTTTAAAAATACCAACGGTAAAATTGGCGGGAGCGTATGATGTTCCTTCTAATGGAACGGAGTATTATGATGGTAGGTCACATTTTGTTTTTTACAAAAAAGAATTGTTTATATCTGTTTTAGAAGATATAGTAAGCAACTGTTTTAATTTAATTCCTGTAGATGTATCAACAGAAAAAACATTTTTGTTGTCAAATAATTTATTTAATATAACGCCAGAATCATATTTAAAATATAGCAATTGTTACTACGGTCCTCATCAAGATGGTTCAAATACTATAGCAAGTATTACATATTTTAATAAAGAATATGATGATACCGATGGAACAGCAATTTTTAATAATCATGGATTACATAAAACATCTCAATCGTGGGTAGATCATTCTGACGTAAATAAAATTGGATTTTTGCCAGCAAAATACAATAGATTAATTATATACGATGGTAATGTTCATCATGCTTCAACAATAGGTCCGAGATGGATAACTGATATTAGACACACTATGGTTTACTTTATGGAGGTATATAAATAAATTAGTCACATCATTTTACATTAACGACATGGACACTGAAACTCTCAAGAAAAATTTTGAAGAGCAGCTTGCTGCAACAGAAAAGCAAATTGCTGAACTAGAAGCAAATTTAGAAAAAGCAAAAGAGTATAAACTTAAGCTACAGGGGGGTCTTGAGACTTTAACTCTGCTCAATCCTCCAGAAGAAGCTGCTGAAGAATCCGAAGCAGAATGATTCAAATCCCTATCTGCTAAATACAGGTAGGGATTTTTTGTATCTAAAAATAAATGGCAAAGCCATCATCAAGACAGGAACTAATTGATTATTGTAAGCGTCAGTTAGGTGCTCCTGTGCTACAAATTAATATTGATGATGATCAAGTTGATGATATCATTGATACTGCTATTCAATACTATCAAGAGTATCACTTTGATGGTGTTGAAAGAATGTATCTTAAGCATCAATTTACTGCCGAAGATGAAGCAAGATTTCAAGAAACAAACGAGCTTTCTAGTACAGATGATCCAGATGGATCAACTTGGGAAAATAGGAAAAACTTTATTGAAGTTCCAGACCATGTAATTGGTATTCAAAAAGTATTCGGTGTTACTTCAAATCTTTCCGCTAATGAAATGTGGGGTTTGAGTAACCAGTATTTCCTTCTTGATATTTTTTCATTCTCATCTGGTTACACTTTTGGTAACTTTGATATGTCATACTATTATATGATCAAACAGTATTTTGAAACTCTTGACATGGTTGTGAATACTGGTGGTCTTGTAGAGTATAGATATAACAAACGTCAAGATAGACTGTTTATTGATATTGATAGAAAAAGAGTTATTGAAGGAAGGTATTTAATTATTGATTGTTGGAGAGCTTTGGATCCAGCAGAATGGAATCAAGTATGGAATGATAGCTTTGTCAAGCGTTATGCTACTGCTTTAATGAAGCGCCAGTGGGGACAAAACCTCATCAAATATAATAATGTTCAATTGCCTGGTGGCATTACATTAAATGGTCGTCAGATTTGGGAGGATGGCGACAACGAAGTTAAAGATCTAGAAGCAAGAATGCTTACAGATTACTCCCTACCTCCAATGGATATGATCGGATAAGATGCCTACCAGTCCTTATTTTCCAAGCTATTACGACGGTTATCAAGGTGAACAGGATCTAGTTCAAGATCTTGTTGACGAACAGATTAAACTGTTTGGTTCTGATATCTATTATCTACCAAGAATTTTACTCAAAGATAATACACTTGATGATTTGATTTATTCAAAATTTGAAGATCAATTTCAAATCGAAATGCTTTTACAGAACGTAGAAGGATTTGGTCAGTCAGAATTTATTAGTAAGTTTGGTCTTAAAGTAACTCAAGAAATTAAATTCCATGTTTCTTCTAGACGCTGGAGAGAAGAAGGAACTTCTTATGGTTTAGACGCTAGACCTTTAGAAGGAGATTTACTTTATTTCCCATTAACAAAAGACTTGTACGAAATTAAATTTGTTCAGGTAGAAGAAGTATTCTTCCAGTTTGGTCAATTACCTTTCTATTCCATTACCGCCGAAATCTATGAGTTTGGTAGTGATAAATTTGGTACAGGTATTAATGATATTGATCTCATTGAACAAACAGTAAGTCCTGCTATTGATATTGTTTTTGTTGCTGGCAGCGGAAATGTAGATTACGAAATTGGAGAAACAGTAACCAGTCTTCTTTCAGATGTTACTGCTACTGTAGCAGCTTGGAATCCTCTGACAAGAACATTAACAGTCATAAACAGATCAGGTACATTCATTGAAAGTGAGTTTGTCACTGGAGCCGATAGTGGTGCTCAATGGACTATTGAATCGTTCTCTACTTTAGAAGATCCTAATACCAACTACGAAGAAAATAAATATATTGAAGACGAGTCAGATGGTATTCTTGATTTCAGTGAAAGGAATCCATTTGGAGAGTATGGCAATTTTATGGATAGCTTCTAATGTTAAGTACACATTTTTATAACGAGGCAATACGAAAAACTGTAGTTGGCTTCGGAACTTTATTCAATAATATTGAAGTTCAAAGAAAAGATCCTCAAACTAAAGAGGTAATTGAGGTACAAAAAGTTCCTCTTGCTTACGGTCCAAAGGATAAATTTATTGCTCGTATTGAGCAAAACATAGATCCTACTCCAGGTGCTCCATACGAGAATCTAAGAGTTCCTCGTATGTATTTTGAAATGACTGGAATTAATTACGATGGAGCTAGAAAGGTAAGTCCAATTCAAAAGTATAAAACTATTATTGCTGATAATGGTAATGAGGTACGAGTACAATATGTTCCTGTACCATATAACATTAATTTTGAACTTGGTATACTTGTTAAATCACAAGATGATGGACTACAGATTGTCGAGCAAATTCTACCATACTTTCAACCAAATTTCAACATCACTGTTAACTTCATTCCAGACATGAATGAAAAGAAGGATGTTGCTATTGTAATGAACAGTGTTGATTTATCAGATGAGTGGGATGGAGATTACAATAATCGTAGATCAATTGTATGGACTTTCCAATTTACTGCCAAGTCATACATCTACGGTCCCTTCAATCAATCTGATATTATTCGTAAGGCTATCATTTACGAAACTGTTGGAGATCTTTCTGAAAGCAAGAGAAATGCTAGAGTTACATATACTCCAAAAGCTTTAGAAGATTATAATGAAGATGGTGTTATTAATGCTTTGGATAATCCATTTGTAACAGCAGATGACGACTTTGGATTTAACGGTACTATTGATCCACTATGAACGAATTTGAAAAGAATATGGAACAGATATTTAATATTGAAGTTGAAACTGAGATCACAGAAATTGTCGAAGCGGAGAAAATTCCTCCTATCAAAAAAGAAGATCCAGAAAAAGATTACGAATATACTAGAGGTCAACTCTACGACCTCATAGAGAAGGGCCAGGAGGCCGTACAAGGGGCTTTAGAGGTCGCTCAGGAGTCAGGGCACCCTAGAGCTTACGAGGTCGCTGTGAACGCTATGAAGCAGGTCTCAGACATGACTGATAAATTAATTGATCTCCAGAAGAAAATGAAGGATCTCGATGCCCCTGTTAAAGGCAAAGGACCAACTACTGTTAATAATACTATGTTTGTTGGATCTACAGCAGATCTTCAAAAGATGATCAAAGAGATGGGTAAGAAGTCAGAAGAATAAATAAAAATAAAAAATGTCTTATATTAGACACGATATTAATAATAATCCAGTTTCTCCCCAACCAGGATCTAATACAGTTACTGTATTAGATAACTGTGAAGGATGGACTCCTATCACATATGAAGTTTGGAATGCTGATTATGTTGCTAGAAATTCTGACAATACAGTAAGAACTCCTGGTACATATCAAGCTAGGAATTCTGACAATACAGTAAGAACTCCAGCAGCATATCAACGTCATGACATAAACAATGACCCAGTTGATATTTGTCCACAAGGAATAGGTAGTGATGATCCAGCAAATGCTGCTGAACCAGATGCTACAGCATGGGTATTGATGGATGGTCCTTTCTACAACACTCCAGGTGATCCAAATTCTGGATTTGTTGGAGGTCAAAGTTGGAGAAAGATGGCACCATCAGCACCAGTAAATGGAAAAACATCTTATATTTACGGCGATGAAACTGTAACTTGGACTGGATCAGAATGGCAATATGCCAATCTATATACAGGTGTAATTGCATCATCTTCTAGTAATGTTGTTTATCCATGGCTTGCTACATGGAGTGGTAATTATACTGGAGCAAAGATTACATCAGCATATGTAAAAACAACTAATTACCCAGCGGTTCCATAATGGCACAATACAGTAAGCACTACAATAATTACCTACCACAGGAAAAAACCAACTTTGAAGTTGTGATGCTTGCCGATAACTACGGCAACATCAACGCTGGAACTGGTGGCACAGCAACTGATGCCTTTGGTAGAAGCAGAATTGCTGAACCAGTAACACTCTTTGATAGTCAGCATCGTTATGAAGAGAATACTTACTGGGATACTAGTTTAAGTAATGGTGCTGATAAGCAATACAACATTCATGAAAGCACAGTATCACTTATCGTAAATGGCACTCTTAACTCTAAAGTAGTTAGAGAAACAAAAAGAGTATTCACATATCAGCCTGGCAAATCGCTTCTGATAATGAATTCATTTGTTTTCAACGCTCAACTTGCTGGTCTTCGTCAAAGGATTGGATACTTTGGTGCTGATAACGGCATTTACTTTGAGAACGATGGCACAGGTAATTACATCGTGCTCCGTAGAAAACTCACATCTGGTGCTTATACAGAACAGAGAATAGCACAAGCAGATTGGAATGTAGATCAGTTTGATGGAACTGGTCCTACGTTGAGAACACTTGATATCTCAAAAGCAAATATCTTCTGGTTAGATATTGAGTGGTTAGGTGTTGGTGATGTTCGTTGTGGATTTGTTGTAGATGGAAGAATGGCAATCGCCCATACATTCCATAATGATAATGTCAATCCGACAACTTACATGACAACTGCTATTCTTCCTTTGAGATTAGAGATTGAGAATACTGCCGCTACTGGTGTAACTTCGACCATGAAGCAGATTTGTAATACTGTTATTTCGGAAGGTGGATTTGAGAAGAAAGTAAAGAGAGCACATGTAGCTAGAGATGCTGATATCTCTGCTTTGACTACTGGATTTGTTCCAGTAATTTCATTCAGGTTGAATTCAAGTCACTTAGATGCTGTCATTATTCCAGATCTATTCCACGTATTCTCAACTGCCACAGGAAACTTTGAGGTTGTCATCATTCGTGGCGGAACCTTGAATGCTACTTCTTGGACATCACAAGGAAGAATTGAATATAACACAGATGCCACAACTATTACAGGTGGCACACACACATCTCACTTCTATGTGGCAACCACACAACAATCTGGTGGTGTTGGTTCTGGTGAAGATGGATATAACTGGGATACTCAACTCACCCGTAACTTAGATGGCACAGCAGAGATCGTAACGATTGCTGCCAAATCATTAGATAATGCTGCTAAAAATATTCGTGGAGCAATCTCTTACTACGACCTAACATGAAAAAGAAAGTACCTTCAGAAAAAGAAATTGCTAGAAAGCATAAAGTTTCTGTTGCTTACATTGTGAGACAAGCAGAAATTGGATCTACAGTGGAGCGTGAGCATGTAACAACTCACGATGAAGCTTACGGTATTGCTTTACAACATTTAGACGAATTTCCAGATTACTACAAACATTTATTAGCCATGGAAAAGAAACTTAAAGCAGAAAATAAAAAGAAAAAATCTTACAAAGAAATGAAAGAATCTCTTTTTGAGAATCATATTGATGTTGCTATGGGGAGAGAACTCGATGATGAGGGAGCAATGATTATGAATCAAATTGAAGAAATCAAGCATTGCTGTGATCGTCTTAAAGCTTCTATTAAGTCGCCAACAATGCAGGTTCCTGGTTGGGTTCAATCCAAAGTAACACTTGCTGCTGATTACATGGATTCAGTTGCTTCATATATGGATAACAAGCACGAAGGGTGAGGATTTCTTAACATAACTTTAGTAACTATTGTTACACCACAAACACCTGATCCTAAATACAATATTAACCGTCTCAGGGTGATACTTATGGATACCAAAACTTGTCCCAAGTGTGGGGCTCAGTGGATCGGCGGTCAGCATTTCTGGACTGGCACAAACAAGAAAGGTGATGAATCAGAACTAGCATCTCTTGTTTGTGACAAATTTGGAGACGATACTTGTGTCAATCCATGTAAAGGAACTACTGACGGTAAAGGATGGGAGAACAGGTTAAATAATATGGATGCTATTGATAAAGATATAAAGAGGACTTTGGATGAGTAGTGATCAGATTTATTTGGGCAATCCGCTTCTAAAAAAAGCGAACGTTGCCCATCAGTGGACTAAAGAAGAAATTGAAGAATACATTAAGTGTAAGGAAGATCCTGTATATTTTGCTCTAAATTACGTCAAGATCGTTCAGGTTGACGAGGGCTTGATCCCATTTAGGATGTATGACTTCCAGAAAGAACTCGTCAAAAAATTCCACAACAATAGATTTAATATTGCTAAGCTACCACGTCAGACAGGTAAATCCACTGTTGTGGTTTCTTATCTACTTCACTATGCTTTGTTTAATGATAGCTCCAACATTGGTATTCTAGCAAACAAAGCTTCCACTGCCCGTGACCTACTAGGAAGATTACAGACAGCATACGAGAATCTTCCTAAGTGGTTACAGCAAGGTGTTCTCTCATGGAACAAAGGTTCTATGGAACTAGAGAACGGTTCCAAGATTATGGCTGCTTCAACGTCAGCCTCTGCTGTCCGAGGAATGTCATTCAACATCATCTTCTTGGACGAATTTGCTTTCGTTCCGAATCATATCGCTGACGACTTCTTCTCGTCGGTATATCCTACTATTTCATCGGGTAAGAGAACGAAAGTTATTATCATCTCTACTCCATATGGTATGAACCACTTCTACAAGTTGTGGGTAGATGCTCAGAATAAACGAAATAATTATGTTTGGACTGAGGTTCATTGGTCTGAAGTTCCTGGTCGTGATGCTAAGTGGAAAGAAGAAACGATCAAGAACACATCCGAACGTCAGTTTACTCAGGAGTTTGAATGTGAATTCCTTGGTTCGGTTGACACTCTTATTTCGGCATCTAAGCTTAGATCCCTTGTGTTTGATACACCAATCAGTTCAAACAAAGGACTTGACGTATACGAAAAACCAAACGAAAAGAACGAATACATTATTACCGCTGACGTTAGCCGAGGAATCGGTGGTGACTATTCAGCATTCATTGTCTTTGATATCACAACAGTTCCATACAAAATTGTAGCTAAGTACAGGAACAACGAAATTAAACCTATGCTTTTTCCTAACGTTATTAATGACGTTGCCAGAGCATACAATAATGCTTATGTTTTATGTGAGGTTAATGACGTTGGGGATCAGGTAGCATCTATTCTTAACTACGATCTAGAGTATCCGAACGTATTAATGTGTTCTATGAGAGGTAGAGCAGGTCAGATTGTTGGACAAGGTTTCTCTGGAAACAAAACCCAACTTGGAATAAAAATGTCAATCACTGTTAAAAAAGTTGGATGTCAAAACTTAAAGCAGATGATTGAAGATGACAAATTACTATTCAGGGATTATGAGATCATCTCTGAGCTTACCACATTTATTCAGAAAAAGCAATCCTTTGAAGCAGATGATGGATTCCATGATGACCTTGTAATGTGTCTGGTTATTTTTGCCTGGCTTGCTGTTCAAGATTATTTTAAAGAAATGACGGACAATGATGTTCGTAAAAGAATCTACGAAGAGCAGAAAAATCAAATTGAACAAGACATGGCACCTTTTGGATTTATTACAACAGGTCTTGAAGGAGATGAAGGTTTTGTGGAAGATGGTAGTGTGTGGTATGGCGACACTCAGGAAGATGTTTCGTATATGTGGAACTATTGATTTCTATAAATAATTTTAGATTTAACTGGATACAACCGAGAGGAGAATAAAATGGCAAGTCAAGTCTCGCCTGGAATCGTAATTAAGGAACGTGATCTATCTAATGCTGTAGTTGTTGGCGCTCAACAAATTGTAGGCGCTTTTGCTTCAACTTTCAGAAAAGGTCCTATTGGACAAATTGTTACTATTAATTCACAAAAGGAGTTAGTGAATGTTTTTGGTAAGCCAGCAGATGCTAATGCCGAAGACTGGTTTGTAGCTTCAGAATTTTTAAATTATGGAGGAAGATTAGCGGTTGTTCGTGCTAATACAGGTGTTCTAAATGCTGGTTCTAGTGCTGGCGTTCTAATCAGTAACGATTTTGATTGGCAAGCAGGAACTGGTTCTTCACAAGATTTCGTTGCTCGTACAGCTGGAACTTGGGGTAATTCGGTAACTGTTGCTTATGTTGATAGAGGAGCTGATCAAATTATCACACTCGCTGCTGTTCCTGACACAGTTCCTACTGTTGGAGCTACAGTAACTTTCAACGTTGGTGCTGGCACAAAGACTGCTGAAGTCGTTGCTTGGGACGGAACAGACAAAAAACTAACCGTTGTTTTAGATGACCCAACAGTTTTAATTACTACTTCAAATACTTTAGAAGATGGCGCTACAGATGTAGCTGTTACTGCTGTTGCTGATTGGTACACCAACACAACCATTGGTTCTACTGGAATCACTCTTTCAGCTATCGGTCCTCGCCCAGGAACTTCAGAATATGCTGAATCAAGAGGACTAAAGTATGATGAGTTACATATTGCCGTAATTGACACAACTGGCGATATTTCGGGATCTCCAAATACTGTACTAGAAAGATTTACATATCTTTCCAAGCTTGCTGATGGCAAAAATACTGAAGGAGCTAATACTTTCTACAAAAATGTAATCAACGAGCAATCAACTTTAATCTATACTGGTGTTACTTTAGTTGGATCAATCAATCCTTCTACTGCTGGAACTGGAGAAACTTGGGCACAAGATTCGACAGAACTAACTTCAGGTGATTTATTTGCTTTAGCTGGAGCAGAAACTGTATCTTTATCAGGTGGTGTTGATGATTACTCATACACTTCTGGTGAAATTGGAGAAGCTTATGACTTCTTTAACGAAACAGAAGAATCAGTAATTGATTTTGTTTTAATGGGCGGTTCAATGGATGTAGAAGCTGATACAAAAGCTAAAGCAGCTAAAGTAATTTCTATTGCTGCTAACAGACAAGATTGTATTGCTTTTGTTTCTCCACATAAAGGAAATCAAGTAGGAACTGGGGGAGCATTAACAACTGCTCAACAAAAAGTTAATACCATTAACTTCTTTAATGGTTTAACTTCAACATCATATGCTGTGTTTGATAGCGGTTATAAGTATTTCTATGATCGCTTTAACGATAAGTATCGTTATATTCCATGTAATGGTGATATCGCTGGTCTATGTGTTGCTACATCAGCAACTCTAGATGACTGGTATTCTCCTGCTGGTGTTAACAGAGGTTCACTAAGAAACGCTGTTAAGCTAGCTTACAATCCAAACAAAGCAGATAGAGACGAACTCTATCAGAACAGAATCAATCCAATTGTTTCTTTCCCTGGTTCTGGAGTAACTCTATTTGGTGACAAGACTGCTCTTGCTTCTCCTTCAGCATTTGACAGAATTAACGTTCGTCGTTTATTCCTCAATGTTCGTAAGAGAGCTGAGGGTCTTGCTAAGCAAGTTCTATTTGAACAGAATGATGCTACGACTAGAGCTTCATTCGCTGGTGCTTTAAATTCCTATATGGGTGAAGTTCAGGCAAGAAGAGGTGTAACCGACTTCCTTGTTGTTTGTGATGATACAAACAATACACCAGATGTTATTGATCGTAACGAGTTTGTTGCTGAGATTTATATCAAGCCAACCCGTTCTATCAACTACATCACCGTAACCTTAACGGCTACTAAGACTGGTGTTTCGTTTGCTGAAGTAGTTGGTCGCTGATTAGTCACAAACAAAACAACGAGGTAAACAAAAATGGAAGTTAAAATTTCTAAATTTTTAACCGAAATCGGTCAAGGCGTAAAGCCAAATATGTTTGCCATAGACATTCTATGGCCAACAAATCTAGGTTCAAATCAATCAGCAAGTGGAGATGACAAAAATCTAGTCGATCTTCTATGTAAGTCGGCTGCTCTCCCAGCTTCAAACGTTGGTGTTATCGAAGTTCCTTTCCGTGGTAGAACGGTAAAGATTGCTGGCGATAGAACCTTTGATACATGGACTGCTACATTCTTCAATGACAAGGACATGAAGATTAGAGCATACTTTGAGCAGTGGTTAGAAGCCATCAATACTCACAATGGCAACAATGCTCCTCTCTTCAAGCCATCACAAACCGATGGTTACATGGCTGAAGTAAGAGTCAAGCAGCTTGAGAAGAACAGCAGTGAGAAAGGAACTATTCTAAGAGAATACAACCTAATGCACGCTTTCCCAACTAGCGTATCTCAGATTGATCTTGCTTATGACAGCAATGATCAAATTGAAGAGTTTTCAGTTGAGTTCCAGTATTCTTACTGGACTGTAGGTACTCCTACAGAAACCGCTCTAACTAGTGGAGCTGCTACTGGTATTGCTGGCGTAGATAAGCAAGTCGTACTCTAATAAATAGAGTATCGAATTAAATTAATTTAATATGAGTCAGTTATTTGGTTTCAAAATCAACAAAAAGGAGGGATTGAAAGGTCAGTCCCCAATCTCTCCTAACCAAGATGACGCCGTAGCCACTGTAGCAGGTGGCTATTTTGGCACGTATGTTGATGTTGAAGGGGTAACTAGAAATGAATACGAACTCATTCAACGATATCGTAGTATGGCGCTTCACCCTGAGTGTGATAGTGCTATTGATGAAATCGTGAATGAGTTTGTTGTTTCTGATGCTGACGATACTCCAGTAGAAATTGAACTATCTAATCTAGATATTGGTCAAAATATCAAGAATAGAATTAGACAAGAGTTTGCTACTATTTTGAGAATGCTAAAATTCGACAAGCATTGTCATCAAATTATACGTAATTGGTATATTGACGGTAGATTATTTTACCATAAAGTGGTTGACTTAGACAACCCAAAGAAAGGTATTTTAGAATTAAGATATATTGATCCCCTTAAGCTCAGAAAAATTAGACAGAAGCTTAATAAAGATACTGATAAGCAGATTAAAGAAAGAGGTTCTGCTTTAGAATTTGATTGGGGAGATTTTATCGAATATTACATTTACAATCCTAGAGGTTTCGGTGTAGCAGGAGTTCCTCAAACTTCTGGGGTAATGGATTACACAAATAGCCAAGGATTAAAAATCTCAGCAGACTCTATTGCTACTTGTGATTCTGGTCTCAAAGATACAAACAAAAAGATTACAATTAGTTTCTTACACAAAGCAATCAAGTCACTCAACCAGCTAAGAATGATTGAGGACTCTCTTGTTATTTACAGATTGTCTCGTGCTCCAGAACGTAGAATTTTCTACATTGATGTGGGCAATCTCCCCAAAGTAAAAGCTGAGCAGTATCTTCGTGATGTTATGACTCGCTATCGTAACAAACTTGTTTACGATTCTGCTACGGGAGAAATTCGTGATGACAAAAAGCATATGAGTATGCTTGAAGATTTTTGGCTACCTCGTCGTGAAGGTGGTAGAGGAACAGAGATCTCTACCCTTCCTGGTGGTCAAAATCTTGGCGAACTTAAGGACGTTGAGTATTTCAAAAAGAAATTATACAACTCGCTTAACCTGCCACCATCTCGTTTGACAGACGATAACAAGGCATTTAATCTTGGCAAGACTACAGAAATTCTTAGAGACGAACTTAAGTTTGCTAAATTTATTGGTCGTCTTCGTAAGCGTTTCTCAGAACTTTTTCACGATATTCTTAAGACCCAATTAATTCTTAAGGGCATTATTACCCCAGAAGATTGGGAAGATATGGAAGAGCATATCCAGTATGACTTCCTGTTTGACAATCATTTCAACGAGCTAAAGCAAGTTGAGTTAATGAAAGAACGTATGGCTCTCATTACTCAAATGGATCCTTTTGTCGGAAAGTATTTTTCCACAGAATATCTACGTCGTCAAATATTAATGCAGACAGAAAAAGAATACAAAGAACTTGATCGTCAAATGAAGAAAGATATTAATAGTGGTGTTGCTATTAATCCTTCCGATTCAATGGCTCTTGACACAATGGCAAGACAAAATGATGCTTTTGCTCCAGAAATTCAAGATGCTCAGGCAGAAGTAGATGCTCAAAGGGCACTAGAAGCGGAAAAAGAAAAAGCAAAGTTAGCTCCTAAACCTGCTCCAAATAAAGGTTCTACTAAATAATATTACAAATTAACTCGTTATTTATATGAATAGCTTGGACATTATCAATAATATTGCCGACAATAAGAAGTCGGATGCTCTTGACATGATCAATGATTTAATGCAAAGAGCGGCAGCGGAAGCAATCACCAACTATAAACAAGTTGTTGCTTCTACTTATTTCAATGAACCAGTAGAACCACTAGAAGTAGAGCAATGAAACTAATCACAGAAAACATCGAAGAGATTAATGTTCTTGTAGAAGAAGCGAACGGAAAGAAACACCTTTACATCGAAGGAATTTTTCTTCAATCCGAAATCAAAAATCGTAATGGAAGAGTATATCCTTTCGATGTTTTAAATAGAGAAGTTCAAAGATATAGCGAACAGTATGTTAAGTCTGGTCGTGCTCTTGGCGAACTTGGACATCCAGATGGTCCAACAGTAAATTTAGATAGAGTTTCTCATCGTATTGTAGATCTTAGATCCGAAGGAACTAATTTTTATGGTAAGGCGAGAATTCTAGAAACTCCAATGGGAAATATTGCTAAGTCTCTTCTTGAAGAAGGAGTAAAGCTTGGCGTATCTTCTAGAGGCATGGGATCACTTGAAGAGCGTAATGGTGCTAATTATGTTCGTGATGATTTTATGCTTGCTACTGCTGCTGACATTGTAGCAGATCCTTCAGCTCCTGACGCATTTGTTAACGGAATCATGGAAGGTAAAGAGTGGGTTTGGGATAACGGAATTCTCCGTGAGCAACAAGTTGCTAAATATCACAGATATATTTCAGAATCCACTAGGAGAAATATTGAAGAAAGGAAGCTCAAAGCATTTGAGCATTTCCTTTCAAATCTGTAATTTCATAAATAATCTTAGAATAATTGTTAGAAGTACGAGGAAACTCAAATGTCAGATATGTTAAACGAAAGATTTGAGGAGCTTGTTCAAGAGCAAAACATCGTTCTTGAAGCTGGTGATCCAATGCCTACAGTTTCTGCTTCGGTAATTCCTGCCACAGGTAAAGAGCCCACTCAAATCTCAGACGCTCAAACATCAGGAGCTGGTGGAAAAGATCCACAACCTTCAGTTCCCCCAACAGTCGCTATCGGTCAAAAAGCTGCTACCGATTTAGGAGGTACTACAACTACTCCTCACGAACACGATGAGGATGGTGAAGAGAATCCTGGTGCCAAAGCGGCGGCTCCTATTTCTCAAATTTCGGGTGATGCCCAGCAAGCTCATCAAAAGAGCCCTGGTGACATGGCAACTACTCCTACAGTAGGAGCCCAAGTTGCTTATGGTACTTCTGTAGGACCAAATGTAACTTACCCAATCAAGCCTTCTTTTGAAGAGCTTGATCTTTCTTCTGATGTTGCCGCTCTAACCGAAGGTGAAGAGCTATCAGAAGATTATAAGACAAAAGCAAAAACAATTTTTGAAGCCGCTGTTAAAGCTAAGCTTCAGGAAGAGTATGCCAAACTTGAAGAGCAGTTTGATGCCAAACTTGTTGAGCAAGTAGAAGCCATTAAGGCTGAACTTTCTGAAGAAGTTATTGGAACTGTCAAGTATGGCATCGGTCAATGGATTGAAGAAAATCAAGTCGCTATTGATCGTGGTATCCGCAACGAAATCACTGAAGATTTCATTGCTGGTTTCATGAATCTTTGTAAGGAGCATTGGATCTCTATCCCTGAGGATAAGACCAATGTAGTTGACGAAATGGCTGACGAACTTCGTGAGATGGAAGAGCGCCTCAACGAACAAATTGAGCGTAATGTGGAACTTAATAATCGTCTTGCTGAGTCAAGCAAAGTTGTAATCCTAAACCAAGTTTCGGAAGGACTTGCCGATACTCAAAAAGAAAAACTTGCTTCATTATCTGAAGGTGTTAGATATGAAACCGCAGAGCAATTTACAGAAGCTGTAAAAACTCTACGTAAATCATATTTCCCCGAATCAGTATCAAA